CGGTTAAGTTATCCGGGGCCAATGATAATGCGCCATGGATTGCTCTCATGGGTGAACGCTTTAAAAAGGATAAAACAAAGCGGTATTTCAAATATTTTAAAGGCAAGGCAAGCCTGAACTCTGAAAGCGCATCTACAAAAGGCGATAAGGCCGAGGCGCAGCCGGATACCATCAAAATCACATTTGGCGCATTGCCTGATGATTATCCAGTTAAGGCTTATCAAAATATGGCAAAAGCACTCCTGGACGAATCCGATCCGGAATACGCTGGCGAAGGTGAAACTTGGTATGACGAAGTCATCACAGGCCAGACGGCGGAAGAGGCGGAACCGAAAGAGCCAGAGGAACCATAAAAATGATTTGGAGG